TACCAGTTCCAGAAGTCAGGAAAAATCCAAGAAGATTAATTCCAAGAGACTTTTTGAGTGCTAAGAGAAAAATTGAAGTGGTATCCATTTGTCTACCATTTTCTCTTTTAGGATAAGTTCTAGTTCTTGTTTCAGAATCATCGATGTGTAAATTTTCTCTATTAATACTTCTTGAAACATTTTCAGAATCAAGATAATTATTATTTCTATTACTTTGACCATCAGTAAGAAACACAGCATTGACAATCTGTGCTTTTGTTCTAGTCTTAAATTCTTCGATGATTGTTTTAGCACAAATGATGGTAGCATCTAATGGTGTTCCACCCAAAGAAAAATTGGAAGGAGCACCAAAATATGGAGTATCATAACTCCTGTAACCATAATAATTTGAAAATGTATTAGCAACAAGCAATAGATTTTTATATGCTTGGTTTAGTTCGGGATTCCTCATCTTGGAACTAAACAATGTCATCAAACGGAGATTGTTGCTGATTATCAATTCATTTTTCTTGTAATTTGCTACCTTTTTTCCAGCAAGAGTTGTGTCATATTCAGACCTTGATTTTTCATTCCATATATCTCTTTCACCAGAATAATCTCTATAATGGTCAGAAAAAGCATAGACTTCAAAAGGAATCTGTACTTTTTGACAGAACATAGTCAAGTTTATCAACTGCTCGATTGTGTCTTTCATGTATCCGTGCATCGAACCAGACCAATCTATGAACATCACCATACCATGATTTTTACCTTCTGGCAAATTTGTGATTTGGCGAAAAAGATTCTCACTATACTTGTAAGCGTGAATCTTATTCATATCAAGGTTTCCCTTTTTGGAAGCATATGCTCTACGATGAATATCAGCAGCTTTCCTCATTTCAAATTCTTTGACCATATAACTAATCATTTTACTATTTGATGTTTTGAACTCCCTCAACAACTTGTTTCCAAAATCTACAGCACAATCTTGTGAATTGTAATACTTATTCAATTCTTCGTGAATAATCTTGTAATCAATGACAATCGATTCTGTATTGATTTTAGGAAAAGTCAGATACTTAGGAATTCTCACACCATCACTCATATCTGCTAATTCTTCTTCTTTAGCTCTAAATGCTTCATCAGTCAATGAGGTAGGGTCATTTTCTTCTTCATAATCAGAAAATCCTCTATCACCATATGGGTCACTTTCTCCACCTTCAAAATTGTTTGAAGAATTTTCGGATTCTTCTTCCGAATCTTCTTCAGAATCATTTTCTGAATTACCAGATGAATTACTTGAAGTTTCTTCTTCAGATGATTCTTCACCTTCTCCACGCTTTTCTTTTGAATCATCGCGAAAATCATTCTCTTCATTTACATCATCCTCAGACCCCTCAGATCCTTCAGATTCTTCTTCTCTTTCTCCATCTTCATCTTCATCAAAATCATCATCTCCAAAATCACCATAACTATTATCGGTTTCGGATTCGTTTTCCTTACACCACTCATAAAGAGCATCAGTAACCTCAACGACATCTTCCCAAGTTTCAGTTCTTTCAACTTTTTCAACCCACTCTCGCTCTTCATCGGAAAATTCAACTCCGTAGTCAGTTCCTGCTTTAGTGTACAAATTAATTCGGTCAATCAAACCAAGATCATTAGGAATAACTCCCATTTTTCTTAGTCCGAAAAAATCCTCATCCATCAATTCATTATATCCACTAGACATACACTTACGAGCACCAGCAAATTTTCTCTTGATTTTCTTTTCGATACGAGCATCTTCAATTACGTTCAGAAAGGATTTGTAACCTTTTCCTTTTTCACTTACTGAAGAATGCCATCCTTCGTATGGAGTCCATAGAGCATGACCAACTTCGTGGGCACAGAACAAATCATAGACATTTGAACCAGGCTTCCATTTTAGAATAGGTAAGTAGAGAACTCGATTTTTTACATCGAATGCTGCGGTAGGGATTTTCTTGTGTTCAACGGAAATGTTCTCTGCTGCCATCAATTTGGCAAGCATTGACTTCTGTTCAACTAGGTCTGTTTTCATCATAATATAATCTCAAAAAAATGGTTAATTCTTAACCTCACACTATAATTATAACAAATAACGTAATGTTTGTCAAGTCTTTTCTTCGCCAGGAGTAACATTTTTGTAATTTGATACCAATTCATCTGTTCCATCTTCCAATCCAGCAGGGGATTTTGAGTAATCGCCCGTTCCATCGTCAAGATGCTCATATCCAGTAATTTTTCCCGAATACTTCTTTAAAAATTCTTTTCGTAATATCTTTAATGATTTTGACATTTTCTCCTTTCTCACTTTCATATACCATTATACAGCATAACGATATCTTTGTCAAGACAAAACTGAATTATTTTTTTACTGATTTGAGGAAAAATCTTTTGTAAGCTTTGTTTTGGGAACGTTTGCTGAAATCCATCCTAGAAGTTCTTTCTTGACATCTGCTTCTGGAGCAATCGTTTTTCCTTCTCTCTTGAAGGTTAGGTAGGTAAAATCTTGAATGACCAATTTACCATGTTTGGTTTTTACTGGTTTTTTCGTTTCGGGGTCAACATAAGGAATTGTATTTTCTCTATTATTGAGAACAACTCTAACTCCACCATTAAGACCTTTTGGAAGTTTTCCTTTGACCACATTATACATATTTTTAGCAGCACCTTCATGTGAAAGCAACATTATATCTTCTGGAACAACTCTTTCTCTATTTCTGTTATTCACGATTGCTACAGCATAATTTGTAAGAACCCATGTAAGATGAATATTATTGGAATCATATCCCGCTTCTTTCAATTTTGGAATGACATCACCAATATCACTTGCATCTTTCATTGTGATATCAAACATGATATTGGGTAATGTAGCAGAATTAGCATCTCTAAGTAGAAGATCAAGAGATTTGTCCTTGATACCACTTTTCTTGACAAACATATGCATTTTATAAACATCTTTAGGATTTTTTAGATTTAATCCTTTTATCTCTGGAAACTTATCTTGAAGGTCGGCCATTTTCATGAATGCTTTTTTCCATTCATCAACATCACGGATTTTGAATTTCTCACCTTCCATGAAGTTTTTTATAGCAAAACCTTTTCCGCTACCAGCGCCACCAGCAAGAAACACGATTTGGCCATATTTCTTCCCTTGCTGATAAAGAATCAGCTTTTCTTCTAGATATTGTGAAAATGTTAACATGGAAGTATTTATAATTTCTATAAACACTAAAAATCGTTGATATGTTTCTCTAGAACCTCTAACTTGTGTTCCTCAAAATATGAAGGAAGGAGATTTCGATTTCCGATTGGTTCTTGATTTTTTTGTTCAAGTATCTTGTTTTGTATATCCCATGGCGTATATCTCAAATCGATCAATTCAGTATTTCTTTCAAATCGTAGAGTATGTTCGCTTGGTAGTGAACCATTCATCCAAAGTTCAAGATTCTTTTTTCTTATAGGTGTTTGCCGTATCCTATCAACTATAGCATTATCACCGCTGAGAACATTGGGTATTCCATCTCCTTTATCGCCTCTCAAAATGTGTTCCTTTAGATATTCTTGAGGGTCAACACCATTTAAAAACTTCTTTGTAGCAGGGGAGTATTGAAACACGTTTTCTTCACGTTGTAATTGAATAAAATCTTTATCTGATGAAACAATCAATACCTTTTCTCCTTCTTCTCTTTGTCTTATTATCAGAGTACCGATAATGTCATCCGCTTCAGCGGTATCAACTTCAATTACACGATAAGGAAAGTTCTCTTTAATTTCCCTCTTGAGTTGATTGAACATCTCAAAAATTTCACCCCAATCTACGGATGAAGCTTCTCTTCCAGATTTTCTCATCGCTTTGTATTGTGGAAAAAATTCTCTTCTCCAAGAGTGTTTCCCATCACAACATATTACCAGTTCCCCATATTCATCGAAATATTCTTTTCTGTATTTTTTCAAACTATTTAATGTCATATGTCGAACAATGTTTATATCCGCTTTTCCATTTTTCATCGACATTGATGCCGCCGCAAATAGAATTTGA